CGTTCAACAAGTAGCTTCGGCTACGCGTGCGGGATATAAATCAGGTCGCAGAACTGTGAAACTCACATCTTCACAAGTAGCAATAGCTAAAAAATTAAATGTGCCACTTGAGGAATATGCGAAACAATTAGATATCGTGAAGGAGAGCATATGAAAAAAGATAAACCGACTGTAGATTTAAAAGCTGCAGAAGAAGTAGTCAAAACCCCTCGCGCTTCCACAACTAGAGAGGCTGAAAAGCATCCTGTTGAATGGAAAGAACCATCATCTTTAGATGCACCGCCTGCGCCAGATGGCTTTAGGCACCGATGGATAAGAACTGAAAGTCTTGGTTTTCAAGATACCAAGAACGTTGCAGGTCGATTACGTGCTGGTTATGAATTAGTGAGAGCTGATACATATAAGGACGGAGGCTATCCGGTGGTTGAAGAAGGCAAATTCAAAGGCGTCATTGGAGTTGGTGGCCTGTTGCTGGCCAGAGTGCCCGAAGAGATCGCAGCAGCTCGTTCAAAATTCTATGCTGATAAAGCATTGGAAAGAGACGAAGCTGTTAAAACCGATTTACTGAAGGATCAGCACCCGAGCATGCCTATCAATGTTGATAGGAGCTCACGTGTAACCTTCGGTGGTAAGAAAAGTTAATTTTTAACAGTTCTGTATCAACGAATTTTTAATATAAACCGTCCATATTAATATGGACAACGGAGGAAAACTATATGGCTAATAAAGATGCCGCTTTCGGTCTTAGACCGTTAAAGACAATGGGCCAACAAGATGATTCCACTGGAACGAGTTCACATAAGATATTACCTGGCGACGCTAGTGTTTTATATCAAGGTTCGTTAGCATTTGCTAATTCGAACGGATATGCAGATATAGCAACAGCCGGGCAAGTACTTTTGCTTGGAGCGTTCTGGGGAACATTTTATGTTGATCCAACAACCTTGAAACCTACGTACAAAAACTATTATCCAGGTTCAGTTACACCACCATCAAGTGGCGCAATTGAAGCGTTTATTTATGATAGCCCTTACCAGATGTTTGAAGTTCAATCAGCTGCGACAGGTGCTTCAGCGCAAGCAGACATTTTTATGTGTTGCGATATTTCATCAAACGCGGGTAGTACTACGAACGGGGTATCATCGCTTGAATCTGCTGACACTTTCAGCACACAAGCACAACTTAAAGTAGTGGGAGTTTCTAGAGATCCAGAAAATAACGATCTGACAGCAGCTAATGTAAATTGGCGTGTTCAGGTTTGTGAACATTTATGGGGTTCTGGGACTGCCGGTACAGCTTAATAGGAGTATAAAAACATGGCTATATCAAGACAACAACTAGTTAAAGAACTAGAACCAGGTTTGAATGCACTATTCGGCCTGGAATACAAAAGATACGATCAAGAGCATAAAGAAATTTATGTTCAAGAATCATCTGACAGAGCTTTTGAAGAAGAAGTAATGTTATCTGGATTTGCAAATGCATATGTTAAACCGGAAGGTTCAGCAGTTGCTTTTGACAATGCTCAGGAAACATTCACTGCAAGATATACTAACGAAACAGTAGCTCTTGCATTTGCTTTAACTGAAGAAGCAATGGAAGATAATCTGTATGACAGACTCGCGTCTCGTTATACAAAAGCACTAGCGCGATCAATGGCTAATGCAAAACAAATAAAAGCAGTAACACCATTGAATCAAGGTCTACCAGGAGTAGATAATTTTGATTCAGGTGATGCAGTTTCTTTGTTTAGCACTGCGCATCCGATCATCGCTGGTACTTTTAAAAATACGTTATCAACTCAAGCAGACCTTAACGAAACATCATTAGAGCAAGCAATGATTGACATTGCTGCAATGACTGATGAAAGAGGTTTGAAAATTGCAGCTAGAGGAATGAAAATGATTGTTCCTTCTGAAAATCAATTCAATGCTGAAAGATTGTTAAAATCTCAAGGTAGAGTAGGAACTGCTGATAATGATATCAATGCAGTCAAATCTATGGGTAT